TGCCCAGCTCGAAGTCGAGGAGGGCGAAACCACAGACAAAACACTTTCGACCGGCAGCACTAACGCTGCCGACGATGGCGCGACAACCGCGCCGACATCACAGCAGACACCACACAACATGACTGATTCCAACACCGTGGTGGCGGCCGCTCCTAGTGCGCCGACCGCCCTCGACATCGACGCCATCGTCGCCAAGGCCGTGGCCGCTGCCATCAGCGCCAAGACCATCACCGCCGCCCCTGCACCGGAGCCCGTCGCCCCGGTTCGCATCGAGAACCTCGGCAATGCACTGCTCGAGAAGCACAAAGGCTTTCAGGCCGGTGCTGACCGCCGCAAGTTCTTGGTGGCCAACCACTCCGAGCTGTTGCGCCAGAGCGCCATCCACGCCCCCCAGAACGCCAACACGTTCGCCTCGGGCCTGGTTGTCGATTATCTCGCCGACGCAGTGATCACCGTGGCCGCCACTCGTTTGGCCCTGGTCTCCGCTTTCAGCCGCAACGTCGGCCTGGACAACCTCCGGCCCCGCGCGTCCGTGCAGGTGAAGAAATATACCACCGGCACCGCTGCCCAGACCAACCCGACGTCCTGGGAAACCAACAACGATTCGACACTGGCCGCCACCTCGGTCACCGTGAACCAGATCTCGAAGAACTTCACGGTCACCCAGCAGGAGCTTAACCAGGGCTTTATGCTGTCCGACTTGGCTGCCGGTTCTGCCGACCTGTTTGCCTACGGCATCAGCGACGTGCTGACCGCCCTCATGGTCTCGGGCAACTACGGCGCCGCGACTGTTATCGGCACCGCGGCCAACTTCGACACCTCGGATCTGCCTGCGATCCTCGCCCTGGCCAAAAACTACCGCAGCAAGAACCTCATCCTGGACGGTGGCCACATCGCTCGCCTCCAGTTCTCTGCTGCGAGCAACACCTTCCCTGACAGCCGCCTGGAGCTGCTGGCGAACGGCCGGTTCGGCTTCGACGTGGTCGCCGAGAACAACCGCTGGACCTCTGCCGAGACCAACACCGCCGGCTTCGTCTGCGGCCCTGATGCCATCGCCATCGCCTCCGGCCTCCCGGTCGGCATGATCGCCGGTGAGTTCCTCGAGCAACGCGCCGTCACCACTGCCAACGGCCTGAGCTGCCTGCTCTCTGTCTGGTACAGCCGCGCATCCCGCGCTCACATGGCGTCCTACGACATCATGTTCGGCGCCGCGGCCGCGGACACGACCCAGGCCGAAGTTCTGGTCACCGCTTAAGGTTAGCCATGAGAATCGCCACAACCATCTCGGTGGACCGAAACGACAAGGCTAAGATTGTCGCCGGCCCCGAAGTCGATGCGTCACTCCAGCGCACCGCCTTCAACACCGCGACTATTCCCGAGGGAGGCAAGCTCATCCTGTGGATACAGGGAGCCCTGGCACCGAAGATCCGCAAAGGTTAAACAACCAAAACTGGGGAGGCTGTTGGATACGCTGACAGCCTCCCCTTTAACCGAAAAACAATTTTATGGCCGTTCAAGCAGACATTTCAACCGAGTACAGCATGGGCCGAGAAGGCTTCGCGCTGGTGACTACAACCGCCGCTCAGACCGGCAACTGGGCTGGCTTGATTCCGACTGAGCCGACGGTGTTTACGTCCATCACTGGCTACCAGATCTCCGGCACTTGGACCTCTAAGACGATCCCTGCTGGCTTACCGCTGGTGGGTAATATCACTGGATTCCAGATCTTGTCTGGTAGCGTCGTAGCATTTCTAGCTCGCAGCTAATGATCTCAATCGGCATAGCACTAAATCGGTTGTTCTCCGGTCAAGCCGGTGGCACTGATGCGCCGGTGCTGCGTCGAGATGTTCTGCAAGAGGACGAGTTCTTTGTGCTGCAAGAAGACGGCACCGGAAAGATCGTCATCACCTTTGGTACTTTCGATTCTCTGTTGCGAGAAGACGCTGGTTTTCTGCAACAGGAAGACCTCTTTAAACTCGCAATCCAATCCAACTGACCTATGGCAGATTCAAAGATTACAGCCTTAACAGCCTTAACGGCTGCCGATCCAGTCAACGATGTGTTTCCAATAGTCGATGTCTCTGACACGACGATGGCGGCAAGTGGCACCACCAAGAAGATCAGCGTAAACAACATCCTCGGAGCATCCGGCACCGCCACCCTCGCCTCCGCCACCATCACCGGCGATCTGACGGTGCGGACAAATAAGCTGGCGGTTACGAGTACTGGTATTGGAATCAATCAAGCCACTCCTACAGCGCCTATTCACGCTGAGACTCTTGGTACTGGAACTACTGCGATAAGCAATGTTGCTGCGACATTCCGCTCTCAAGCGGCTGGGCGAGACATTACGCTGCAATTTAGCGATGGGACAAATCAAGCCTATCTGTCGATGCTTTCAGGTGCCTTATATTTTGGCACTGGTGGAGCAAATTCTCGCTATGTAATCGACGCTACCGGCATCTCCACATGGTCCGTTGGCGGCTCCACCGCCATGACCCTCAACTCTACGGGGTTGGGCGTGGGTCAGGCACCAAGCACTGGCTACAAGCTATCATCAGGAAGAACCACTGGCGGAGCGCAGCTCGCGGTTACAACTGCATTGGCCGCTGGATCTGTTGTTTCACCGCTAAACATCGACTTAGACTTCCTAGGTGTTGCTGACAATGTTCGAGCAAGAATCCGATCCACGGATACAAGCGCAGTCACAAACAATGGTGTGCTGCAGTTTTGGACGGTCTTGAGCAATGTTGCTTCGCAAAACATGACCCTCGATGCTCTGGGCAACTTACTTGTCGGTCTGACCGCTGCCGGAACCACCGCTGCCAAGACCATCCAGATTGCCAATGGAACCGCTCCCACGGCTAACGTGACTGGCGGTCAACTCTACGTCGAGTCCGGTGCGCTGAAGTTCCGTGGAAGCTCTGGCACCATCACTACAATCGCAGCCGCCTAATTTAAACGACTATGCCTACCTTCTCTTGGATCATCGAACGCCTTCTCGTTAAGCCGACCGAAGGCTCCCTCACCGATGTCGTGATTACCGCCGACTGGCGTTGCAACGGCACTCAGGATCAATACAGCGGCACCTGCTACGGCTCCACGTCGTTCGCTCCGCCGTCTGGTGACTTGACGCCATATCCTGACCTGACGCAGGAACAGGTGCTTGGTTGGTGCTACGCCAATGGAGTCGATCAAGCGGCCATCGAGGCAAACGTCTCAAAACAAATCGCCGACCAGATCAATCCGCCGGTGATTGCTCCGCCGTTGCCGTGGGTGCCGGTGCCGCCTCCGGTTAAGGTTGCGGAGCCTGTGGTGGTTGCCGATACTTCCGCCGCATGATCAAGATCGAACTCAGCACCGAGCAGGTGAATAGCCTCCTCCAACTCATCGACATCGCGGTTAAGGCTGGTGGCGTTGCTAACGCCCGTGCAGCCCTTCCGCTTGTTGACCTCATAGTCGCAGCCGCACAGCCTAAATCCGAGTAATGGAACCAACGAACAGCAGCACCAGCCCTGGACTCAGCCTAGCAGCAGCGGCAGGTGCCACCGCTGTTTCGTTTATCCCAGCCCTCACCGACTGGGTTCGCCTTATCACCGCGCTCATTGGCTTAGCCTGCGCCTGTTACGCAGCGTTTCGATTATTCCGCTCTAAATGAAAAACACGAAAACAACTCTCGCTGGTGTAGGTGCAATCCTCGTCGCTGTTGGCGGGGCTCTCAAGGCCCTGTTCGACGGTGACCCGACAACCAACCTCGACCTGACTACCACTATCGCCGCGGTCACTGCTGGTATCGGCCTGATCTGGGCCAAGGATGCCAGGGAAGCCGAAGCTCCTAAACCGTGAACTGGATCTACCAGATCCTCAAGGCTCTGCTCGACTGGTTCCGCGAAACACCACCTACCGATGTGCAACATGGCAAAGCTCCCGATGCCCTCAAGAGCGATCTGGATGGCCGTGTTGCCAATCTGCCTGGGCTGCCAGATGACCAAGGTGGTCCTGGTCCCTTCCGGTGATCCGGTAATGCTGGCACAGCCGGTAAAGGCCAGCGTCTATGCTTTCGATGCCGACAAGAAGCTGGTCGGGCCATCCCGGGTAACCCTCCCGGCCGGCTGGTACGTCCTACCCAAGAAATAAAACTATGGCCCAGCAAACGATCAACATCGGCACCATCGCCAACGACAACACCGGGGACACCCTCCGCGGCGCCGGCGAGAAGATAAACGACAACTTCACCGAGCTGTATGCCGCCCTGCCGTTGGTCACACCTACGACCTGGGTGCCGACCCTCATCGACTCGGGCGGTGGTCGCACCTTCGCCATCACCACCAACACCGCGCGGCACACCACCATCGGATGCGTGACCACATTTACCGCGGACGTCACCGTCAACTCGGTGACTGGATCCGCCACGGGCAACCTCCGGCTGTCGCTGCCCGACCCCGTCACCTACGAGGCCGCCGCCGCGGTGTGGCTGACCAATGCCACCAACCAAGCCAAGACCGCCATCATCGCCAGGCTAATCGCCGGCACCAGCTACCTCGAGCTGTCGCATTTCGAGACAGGAGCTGCCGATAGCCTAGCCGGCCATCTCCAGGCCACTAGCCGGCTGATAGTCTCCGGCACTTACTTTACCGCCTGATGACGACCATCGGATCCAGTCTCCAGCAGGGCATGACGGTGCTCCAGCAGATGCTGGGGGCGCCTATGTTCATCTGGGAAGGCTCGTCGATCCGGTGCATCCCGGCAGCGGTCAACGATGCCAACGTGCCCATCTCTGGTGGGTTCCAGGACAACGCGACCTCGAGGATCCTGGTCATGTTTAGCGACTGGAAGACCTGCGACAGCACCCTGGTCTCGATGGACTCGACGCTCTACACGCTCGACCAGGGCACGACCTTTTCCCGGCTACTCAAGGAGGACGGCTTGTTTATCCTCCAGGAGAACAGCGACCGTATCGCCCTAACCTTCTGCAAGCCTCGGCCGGTGGTCGGTAGGACTCTGGTCTATCAAGGCCGCACCCTCCGCATCCTGTCCTGCCGTGTGGATGCCTCCGGCGCCTACTACAACCTCGAGCTGGGGGCGAAGACCAAGTGAGGCCTGTCGTCAACATGACGGTCGACTCGAGCAACTTCGATGCTGCCATGAAGCAGTATCTGTTGAGCACGTCCCGAGATCTTCACAAGGCCATCAACAGCCGGTTCTTCTACCTGATGGTCCGGCTGTTCGTTTTGGTGCCGCCCAAGAGCCCGGGCCAGGAGCGCCGCAGGATCGCCGACTACCTGGGGACGCCTGTCGGTGACATCAACCGCAAGAGCAAGAAGACCGGCAAGCGCGTCGGTAAATCCCGCATCCTTCGCCGGGTGCATCTCATCGCTCAGTCGAAGGAAGCTAAGGGCGGTCGCCGCGGCCTCTATGGCGAAGAGATGAAGGCAGCAGCCTCGGCCCTGATGCGGAAGGCCATCGGGTCCGTCGGCTACCTCAGAAGCGGTGTGGTGAAGATGATCCGAGTGTACAACAAGGGCTTCAGCCAGTTTCAGAGCGCCAAGTGGAAACCGCTGTCGAAGCCTCCCGGCTACAAGGCGCCGAAGAGGACCAACGCCGCCCTGCTATCGATGGCCAACCAGTACGGCCTGCCCCAGGAGAACGTCGCCACGCACAAGGGCACCAAGGCCCGAGGCATCCAGGCGGTCCCAGGATTCAATCCGACAGCCTCGGTGGTGATGACCGCCGGTGTGGCCGACAATCAATACAACCGGGTTTCGCAAATCTATAACCAGGCCATGCAGAAGGCCTTCGACGACGAGACGGCGGAGATGGTCAACCATATGACCGAGGCCCTCCTGGCTAACGGTAAGGTTCTCGAAGACAACGGAATCTCAATCAAATGAACGCCGTAGCCCTAAGAGCAGAGCTTGCAGTCGCTGACTACCTGGCGGCCGCCAACTGGTCGGCCTCCGGCGCCGGCACACCCACCTGCCTCACGTCCTACAGCCGCGGCCTCTACGACGACCCCGACGACCAGGACGTCATGCCCAACTTCCCGCGCCTGGTAGTCTCGACCAACTCAGCCAGGCCAATGCAGCGCACCGATCTGACCTGTGAGATCGAGATCGCCGTCGAGCTACAGCTATCTGCCGACGACACCGACGAGGCTGCTGTGCTGACCACCGTCCAGGTGCTCGACAATCGGATCCTGCCGCTCTTCGACGACACCGGGGCCTCTGCCCTAGATGCCGCAGCAAACGACGCCAGCGGCCCATTTACGGCGCAATTCGCCGCCCCTCTGGACTTTGGTGCATCCTCAATCTCTAATCGGTCCAGGACGTTCACCAGGACATTCACCCTCTACTGTTCCGCAACCACCTAACCACCCACACGCATGGCTAATTCACAAGGATTCGCATACCAATTCGGTTCACCGGCTTCGGTGACCATGTTAGACACCGATAACTCGACACCTATATTCACGGCCCTGGCGTCGATTGAGAGTTACGACCTGACTCACGAAGCCGACACCGAGGAGGTTCGCAACAGCGGTGGAGAAGTGGTCGGTCACATCGGCTACAATGAGCGGGTGACGCTCAACCTGAATCTGATCCCATCTGGAGCCAATGCAGCCGCTGCCCTGGCCTTCTGTTCACTGGCTCCGGTCAACGGAACGGTTTCAATCACCGGCGCTCCAGTGATTAAGATGATGGGCACAGCCGACGTCTTAAACACCGGCCGGTTCATCTATGCCGGCGGTGGCTCGGTTAAAATGACCCAGAGCGGCAAGGCCATGGTCTCGATCACCGTAAAGAAGTACAAGAACCTGACCACCGCTGCCGCTGTCGCCCTGAACGTGTGAGCAGCCTGGCCGCCATCCTAAGCGCAACAGCCAAGGCCTGTCCGATGGTGATCGGGCTCCGCATGGTGCCCTTTACTGTCGGCCACGCCATCCTGCTGCATCGTCTGGGATCGCCATTTGTCACCGGAGGCCGGGCCAGTGCCAACGACCTGGTCGAGGCTGTCGTCGTGTGCAGCCAATCCGCCGAGGAGTCGATCAAGACCATGGCCTCGGTGTTCCGGTGGGTGCCGCTCCGGCTGATGCGCAAAAAGGTCAGCAAGTCTGACCTGGTCAAGGAATGCCAAATCCTCCAGGAGTGGATTGGAGACAAATCCGACTGCCCAGAAGTTCTACGGCAGCCGGGTGCAGGATCCAGGGAGGCGGCCATGCCCTGGCCCGAAAGGCTGCTGGTTGGCCTAGTCGACATTGGATTTACCGAGGAGACGGTGCTCAATATGCCGGTGACCGATGCCGAAAGGTTCTTCCTCACCAATGCCGAAATGCACGGTCAGGTCGAGCTGTGGAACGATAAGAACGATGCGCTCTGGCGCCTGGGTCAAGAACGCGAGACGGTAAGGAACTAACAAATGGCCATTTTCTCACTCATCGCAAAGCTCGGCCTCGACGGTTCGGCCTACGAAAGCGGCTTAAAAAAGGCTTCGAGCACGACCGACAAGTTCCGGCAATCGGTAGGATCTCAGCTCGGTGCGGCGCTATCTGTTGCTGCCATCGGCGCCTTTGTCTCCAAGGTGATTCAGAC